CCAAGCTTATTGGAAAGTTCTTCTGTCGTGAGACCTGAGTTAATCTCTGGGTACATAAACCGATTATCATCCAGGTGGTAGACTGAGAAGTCCCACCCGGTTGGTAAGAACAGGCTTCCGAGGCCTGGCTCTTGCAACCATTTAGATTGTTGCAGGCGCCAAGTCTCATACTCCCCGGCAGCCAGATCATTCCACTGTAAAACATCGAATACTTCGTTTATTACTAAATCGAGTATACTCTGTTTATACTGTAGAACTGGTATGTCCGGACTACATAGCAATGAATCATTGCGGGCCAATTCCCCATGTCTCAGTAAGATGGTTGAACCCGCGAAAGCGGACAACCACGACAAAACTGGGACTCTCGATACCCCTAAGTGCGCTAAACGCGACACTGAGGGGCTCAAGAAGGAGAGAACGGCACGCAAACCGATACCATTCAGGGTACCTCTACGTGCAGACGCACTGTAGACAAGGTACTCCGAAGGGTAAAGGAATTGCTTAACGGCTTTGGACAGCCATCCATTAGATGTTGACTCCCACCAACCACGATTATTAGTGTTGATGGCCCTATTAACCCGTCCAGAAGAATCCCGAATCTGGAAATCTTCACGGATGGAGATAGGTGACACCTCTCCCTCGGCCAGAACAGTCCGAGAGAGAAAGTTGAAGAGCCTACATGAAGTGAATGACTTGGAGAGCGATATCGGTATACCACAAATATTTGAGTTTTCAATATATTTGCGGCCGACCGGTGTATCACTACTAGCCTCGGCGATGACGACGTCATCACCGGTGACTCCATAGCTATTAATTAATTGACCCGTTACGCTGTAGCCCGCAAACTGGACCCACGAATGGTTCCAGAGTGCCAAAAGACCAAAAGACCCCAAGATCCCCATCGGCTGCCCTTCGGCATACCGTACGGACTTGGGAGTGTTCACTGCAAGTATAATAGGCGGAATTGCCTTTTTAAGCTTGATATCCCAGGCAGGAGAGAAGTCCCGGTCTGTGATAAGACGGATAATCGAGTCGGCATACTCTTGTGCCTTACTCGACTTTCCATACAGTGACACTAGAAGAATCTTCAGAAGTCTACAAGAAATGTTATCTGTAGCCGAAGATATGTCGATAGACGACCACCAAAACCCTTTCCATGCCCCAGACATCTGGTCCTTCAACCAACCGAGAAGCTCGGTCTGGTTGTGAGTACCATCCTGTTTGATACCTTTAACAATATTAAACAGGTGAGTATGGAGTGGTTTCATGACTCGCTGTGTGAATATATCCACAATGGCAAC